CCAACACATTCTATTGTTGATTTGAATATGGATTCCATTTCTGAGAGTGGGGTCACTCTTAAATTTAATGTTGAACAACAAACTGATGAATTTGAACTTACTGAACTTCCTACTACATCAACTCGTAGTAACGATGACGCTGAATCTGAACAAGCTTTAAGAAATTTTATCGAGAAATACTATACTGATAATGACGAACGTGCTTATTTGTACAATCACACCACTCTTAGACAAGCTGGTCGTTTGCGCACTATCGTTCGACATCCAAACGAGCTTCGTAAGTACTTAGAAAGTGCTATTGAAGAACGTCGTGTCTATGAACGTCTTAATGAGATACTACAAAAGTATGAAAACGGTAATCGTCTTTATGAAACTATTATCAATGAACGCCCTTTTTCTGACGTGCAACTTGCTGTTCGCGATAAGGATAAACTTCGTGAACTCGTTAATGATGCTAGGGCTTCTTGGGAAGAGTATCAAGATGAACCCGTTCAGAATTCTCGAGTTGTATCTACTACTGATGAGCTTGCTATTTGCCCAGTTTGCAAGTGGTCATATGCTCACTTAAATAATGAGCGCCGTACTCAGCACGTTAATGAACACTTTGACAATCGCAAATCTCGATCTGTTCTAATTAGCCCAGTCCTCGTTGCTAGAGAAGGTGTACCTGTTCAGAATTTACTTCCGAAAACAAATCCGGCACAGGGTCAAGTCCCTGCTGGTTTTCTTACTGGCCATTGTCTCCTACAAGCTGTTTGGGACACTTTTCCTTCACATTTGAAACCGAAACAACGTGATATGTTACATGCTATGCGTGACACACTTGTTAATATGGTCAATTCAGACAAACAGTGTCCTTTTACATTGCTTGATGTTGAGAATTATATTAGTTACGGTGCTTGGGAAAACAATCCAGTTACCACCGTCATACCACAAATTTTGTGTGAAATGAACAATATTTCTATTAAAGTTATTAAGAAAAGTGGTGATGTTATACTTGAACCACACCGTAAAGATAAAACAACTAGACCCATCACTATTTATTTTAATAAGGGCCACTATACTTCCACTGATGAGGCTGGTGCTCGTGACAAGTATCCTACACTACTCCGTGCTATTCGTGAAAAACTTGGTGCTCCACAGATTATTGATTATTATCGACCAATTACATGGGATGATGAAAGACAACTTTGTCTTGAACCTGATATTGAAGTCGTATTGCATGGCGTTTACCGTTTGAGTGATTCTGACGGTACTACTCACCGTATTCACATTACTCGTGTCATGACTATCCAATCTGACACTAAAGAACATGTTATTTATTCACACTTCACTCGTACTGACTATTTAACTCAGTTAGTTCAGGAAATTATACAAACTCCAAAGCGTCG